AATACACCGCTCCCCACTCCATCAGCATCTATTTTTATTATCCCTCTAAGTAGAGAAGCGTGCGGCAATATACCTCTTTCTTTCATTTCAATTGCGATAATACCAGAGGTCTCCATCGTATTTTTCTGACCCCATACTTTTTGTGGTAATACAGCCTTACCTTGCATCTCTGTTAATACGCTTCTATCATCGCCCATCCGTGCAACATCTGCTCCGAACGTTAAAGGGAATTCGTTTTTATCAACCTCTGCTTCTACAGCCGATAATAGCCATGCCAGCGGTATAATATTGTCAACTCCTTGCTCCCAAAATTCGCCTATAACTTTGCATGACCATAACTCCGGTCGATCTATTTTCCATGCTTCTTCTCGACCATCAATCCACGTATCATCGGCTATTTGTATCTTCTCTATAAGTGCTATCGGCCATTCTGCTTTATTTTTAAACTTGCCAAACGCAAACAACTTTTTATTAAGATACTTTTTATATTCTTTTCTTACTGTAGCCGGACTAACAAAAGGTGAGTCCCAAGCCGACATATTTATACATTTCCATTCACTTCTCCGGCTTGTGTGGTGCTGTCTGAAGGGTGCTAACTGATCTGCTCCATCGGTGGTTGATATTTCCAGCATTTTAGCTTTACCACTCATACTACCGTCAAGCGCATCATAACACCACTGTGGAATACCTTTTGCTTCATCTAAAATAAATAATATATGAGCACTATGCCAACCCTCTATTCTTGTGGCATTATCGGTGGCAAAACCGATCATATAGCTTTCAGGATTGCACTTAACTTCTACTTGCAGGCAAGTACCCCTGAGCTCTTTACCGATCCGCATATATATTTCTCTGATCTCTTTCCATAAAAGTTTTTCTATTTGCCGGTTACCGGGAGCTGTGGTTACAACAATCGCATCTTCATAAAGGTTTAAATAAGTTACCGCTATTGCAGCCGCTACCTTAGTTTTGCTTATTGCATGGCAAGCTCTTATGCTTACTCTCTTATTATTCCAGACAGCGTCTATCGCCATTCGCATACCCGACCATAATTTAATACCGAGTTTATGCTCAATAAAAAAGTCTGGATGTTGGAGATAAGTATATTCCAAATCCGCTTGCGCCTTTGCTATATCTGAGATTGGCTTTTTAGTTGTTTGAAGCGATAATATCTGTTGGGACATATCCTAACTCTTTTGCTTTTTTAGCAGCATTCAGCATTTCATCAATAGGAGAATGTTTTTTAACTGTCATGTCTATATTCTGTTTTATAGTTCTACCATATATGTTAGGCTCCATTCTCTCAAGATACCATGCAGCCGCTTGCCATGTTTTGACTGCCGCTGCCTGAATGATCAATACATTCCTTGCTATGGCCTGATGCCTCCCCTTTTTTACTATGTCCATGAAGTTTAGAAGCAAATCGGCCTCATGCTTCTTTTTTAGTGTAGGAAATTCAACTTTCTTTTTGCTTGATAACTCAGCGGATATATTCTCAGCTTTAGTTTTCCAATAATACCATGTTGACCTGGGTATACCTAACTGACCGTATATTGTTTTATCATAAAGGCCGACTTTGCAATATTTCTCTATCTCTTTTAATAGTTTTTCTGTTAGGCATACCTTGCGTGTTTTGCTTTTGATTATTTTATCCAGTTTCTGTTTGGGCATATTTATTTCCTTATTTTGCCATTTAACTTAATTTTTATTTTTCGTTCATTTTTAACGCACCAATCCTTATATCTCTGTACTATTACATCGCAATACTGCGGTTCTATTTCCATGCCATAACATATTCGGTCAGTTTTTTCGCAGGCAATGAGGGTGGAGCCAGAGCCAAGGAATAAATCAAGAATAATTATATCCTTACATCCATATTTTTCAAATATCCATTCATATAATGCAATTGGTTTTTGTGTCGGATGTATTCTTTTGTTTCCATGTTCGCTTGCTTTTATCATTCCACTCCATTTATGTCTACATATACCTATTGATCTTTTTATATTTGTCCATGCAATCTCCCCATCGCCAAATGTTCCGGCTGTCTCTTTATCCCATATTATCCAACATGAAGCTGGTTTTAATTTATGCGCATAATAATTACCACCCCATAATATTATTTTTTTTATATTTAGCTCTTTACAGATAATATATGCTTTTAAAGCTGTTTCTATTGAATCATCATTTTTTATTTTTTTATATATGTTTGCTTTACATATTGAATCTGCTCCTACATATCCGCTTGTTCTTTTTCCTGTTGTTTTCCCAAATGATTTATCACCTCCAATCTTTCCTATTTTAACTATATTTATTCCATAGGGCGGATCATTTACTGCCATATTTATTTTATTATTATTCACCAATCTATTGACCTGTTCTATATCCGTGCTATCCCCGCATAACACTCGATGTCCATTCAATTCCCACAAATCGCCCATTTTAGTTATTGTTTTGACTTTTTCTGGTATTTCATCGTCGTCAATAGTTTCTTCTTCGGGAAACACAATATCAATATCAGGTATTTCTATTGTATCTATCAAAGACTCTATATCTAAATCAGCCTCATTAATAAAATCCATTAATCCTGCCTCAGTTATTATTCCATATTGGCTTGCGATTCCAAGCAATTTTTCTTTAGCTTCTTTTTTATTATCAGCTTTTATATAGTCGATTGGCAATTTTGCTGGTATCTTATATCCTTCCTTCTGCAATTCCAATAAGGCTTTAACTCTTGAATGACCATCCAAAATATATGCTTTGCTTTTGTCGGATTTTTTCCATATAAAGATCGGTGCGCTGAAATTGTTTTTAATGATATTATTCTTAAGTTTCTGCATATTCTCAGGCGTAATCTTTTTGAGATCGCCCTGGAAATCTATCAGCTTATTGATCGGCAATAAACCGGCTCCCTTACAAGCTATCTTAATTTCCTTTGCCATTATCTCACCTTTGGCTTTAATGGTATCATTATTGGTATTCCTAATATATGGATTATTATTACATATTTATCTATGCGTAATCCGAATATCGGATAGCTTCCATATTCGTCGAATATTCCAATTACTATTATATAAATAATAAAATAATTTCTGCAAATAGCCAATTCAAACAAACTAATCTTCAAGGAAAGTTTCCGCATAATCATCCTCCCCGTCTTTTATTGGAATTGCAACCCTCGGCTTGCCGTTTAGTTTATATGGCCGCACATCTATTATCTTAGCCGGAATTCTCAATACGTCAAACCATTGTTTCCTTAATGGTAAGTATAAACCTTTGTCTCTTAGTTCTTCAAGCTGGCTTTTAACTATTGAACAGCGCATTTCCCAGGCTTTTTTATTCGGCTGGATAAAGAATAGATCAAATCCTATCCGATATAAATATATTCCGACTATTATTATCGGCGTTGAAAGTACTGAATTGGTTTCTATCAGGCAAAGATTATCTATCTGATGTTCGCTTAATTTCTGAAATGGAAAAGCCTGATAACCCTTAAGCATCTTTGTTTCAAAATAGTAATGAAAACTATCTAATACAGCATATCCATCATGTGGCCGTCTTATATTAAATCGTTGACCTTCATCATCGGTAAACATCGGATCGGGAATTTTATAAGCAAATCCGCCGGCTGCTTGAAAGTTCTTTACTATCAGACTATTAAGATTTACTTCTTTCATCATGCCCTCCATATAGTATTTCGTTTCGCCGGTTAAGCGTTGCCATTAAATTATCTATAGTATTTTTATTCATCGGTGACTGAACTATATGACTAATTGTTTCACTTTCAATTATTTTATCAGGATGTTCTTCACAAAATATAACCAAAATATTTCTATATCCTTTTTGCTGCAAAAAAATTATTACAGATTGACCAGCAATAGTACCCCTTTCTTGACAATCTTCCGGAATAAACCGATTTCCAATCTGCATTATTTTAACGGCTTACATTGTCCGGCAGATAATTTTTCGACTATTCCTGGATTATCAAATTCAAAGGAACCGTACACAAAACCGTAATCATTTGAAACAGGCAAATCCCGGCCTTTGTGCGACTGTACAACATCCCACTGTGTACTGACATATAAATCAGTCGAACTATTTTTTATACAAGGCAAATAATCCCTATTAAGACATGACCACAACGATAGTATTTTATATCCTGTTGTGTAATTCTGAATATATCCATACCCTCTGTGCATCGGCCACAATCTATTCAACACAGAAGGGCAATAGGTTGAATTTTGATTTATTATTAGATCATTAATCAAATCTTCTTCTATCCATTTCCGCCAATCTATTATTGTATTACCTATCGGCGGCCCCAAAATATCACCCGTAGGAATACCAATCGCTAAAGATTTATTTTTATCATTAAGGTCTTTTCTTATTTCTCTAATAAATTCAGTTAAATATGAACCAAGCAAATAGCGCCATGTATCCAAATCAAAATCATCATTACAAATATCTTTATAATGATCTTTTCTTACTGGCTCATTAAATTCAAACTGATCTGCAAAATCAGCCGGTTTTGATTGCGATCTTAAACAGATAAATAAACCATCAAAATCAGTATCATCTATTAAATTTATAAAATGTTCTCTGAAATATTTCCGCACTTCTGGATAAGCCAAACTTAAAACGCCCCATTGTCTTTTGGTTCCGCTTCGATCCACTCTATGATATTCGGGGTGTTCATAAGCAAATCTGCTCATGCGAGCAGTATATTGCACTTTAGTACTATGATAACTGACCTTTCGTTCTTTTAATGACGGTAACGGCCAACCCTCATCAAACAAATGAACATATAAATATATTTTCATTCCCATTCTATGTGCTATAGCCGGTACTTCATGATCTTCCACATCTGTGGCTTTGGCCTTCGGTTTTTTGCAGATCATATTATGAAATGAATTAAACGGTTTATGTTCTGCTTTTCTGATTCCTCGCCAGTATATTTTTTCAATATTTAATTTATCTTTCCACATCTTCATCCTGCGCTCTATAGCATCTAAAGTTAATAATTGACTATCGCCGCTTTTTTCATAAGATTTATGGTCACCCCAGGATACATTAATTATGTTTTTCATAATCTTCTAATCTCAAGAAACGCTTTTTCAATATCCTCATATTTTTCAGGGAAATATCCGAGATAGTCTATGACCTTATTCATAATCGCCATTTCCAGCGGATAGTCAATGTCAATTTTCATCGCTGTTTTTGTCGGTGGCATTATATCCGAACAATCAACCCTTAGATACCGAGGATCCCCTTCTGGTATTACATGAGCCTGTGCGTAACATTCTTGAATTTCATCTCTATTGCTGCATGATTTATAAGCCTTTACTTGAGCTTCAATACCTTTTCTTGATATTCCGGTACTTGAATGTCCACTAACAGGACAACCTAAAGGTGTATAAGCTCCATAAACCCAATGCTGCGGTTTTTCTCGCATAACATTAATTATTCTTTGTGCTATTTCTAAATCGAAAAACGGACTGTCACCAGATAATGTAAGAGCATGAGTTATACCAAACATATTCCATGTTTCAATATGCCGGTCTGCTAACTCAAAATTTGATCCTCTATAACAAGCTATATCGTTTGCTTCTGCTATTTCTTGCAATATATCATCAACCTTTAATACGGATGTTGATAATACTACACCGTCAATATTTTTAAGCTTCTTACTTTTTGCAATTATCTGTTCTATCATAGCTTTTCCGCCAAGCATAGAAAGAACTTTATTCGGAAATCTACCGGATGAACACCTTGCTGT